AAACGCGTTCCACGCATGCTTTAACGCAGAGAATATACCCATGAGCAACCTCCTTTCTGGGCTATTCGAATGAGTCCTTGTTGGCTTTCCAAGCAACGTAAGCATCCATCATGGCGGCTACGTTGTCGATTTTGTCTTCCATTCGCTTCTTAAGAAGTTTGCGGTTTCCGTTCGTGTCTTCCATGGTAATGGCGTTACCCATGGCAAACTGCATCAACGTCTGATCGAAGACAAGTTGACGCTGTGCACTGAAAATCTTCAGTTCTCCGAGCGGTACTGATTCCGTCTTTGCGCCCTGGATGACTTTCTCGATGGCGTACGGACCGTTCTCAGCTTCCCATCGAGCCACGAACTCCTTGGCGTTGTATGGGTCGAAGCCGAGAGCACGAACATCGTACTGTGCGCCGAGTATGTACGCGTCAAGATCGTCGTACACCTCCATCATGTCGAGAATGGTTCCTTCGAGTACATGAAGACTTCCCTCTTCAAGGAACTCGTTGTACTTTACTCTCATTGCTCCTGGAAGCTTCATAAGCGTCAAGGATGTGATATAACTTCTGGTTTTTATGCCAAAGCCTTGACGAAGAGGAAACAGCAAGGTGAAAGCACAGAAGTCATCACCTTGAGAGAGGTCAGCGCCGAGTGCGCAAGGCATTCCGTCGAAAGCTCTGGCACCAACACGATGTGGAAGAGTTTCTTCGTACGTGAAGAAGTACGTATATCCTTCCATCGGGATTCCGAAACGTTTTGCTAAGATGTCGTTCCTAGAAGCAGGTGCTTTCTCGGCTCGTTCGACATCCAGCTGATACGTGTCGTAAGTTACAGTGCGCCCAAGATTCGGGTTGGCCTTCAACCACATCGCAGGGTCGTTTACCTCATCAATTTCGTCCAGTTTGTAATGCCAGATCGAAATATGAGGAGCATTGTAATCACCTTTGAGAATATCAGCCAACTCGAGCTTTATCGTGTCACCGGAGCCGTTTCTTACAGTTCCTTCGGAGCTGATAGCAACGATAAGATAGTCGTCGAGTTTTGACGCACCTTGTTCGATCGCTCCAACGACATCTTCCCGGATATCACCAGAAAGCCATTCGTCAACCGTACTGATCTTAGGCCTAAGACCCTGAAGTTTGTTAATCGCCATAGGACGAACTTCCAAAAGCGAACCCGTGAGGAAATTCTCGACTCCTTTCTTCGTTGAGGCTAACTTAACACGCATGGCTTTTGAGCCGGTTGTGTTCTGAAGCGAGCCTTCAGTCAAGAATTGAAAGAGAGGCCCTCGGCTTCGTGTGATAGCGGTTCGGAAAGGAGACATCACCTCGTCCGCCTGCTTCATCGTTGGCGCTGTTGTAATCTGATGCGTAGTAGCCGTGTCGACATTCAAGAAGAAACTCTGTATGCACTCAGCGTACATCGATTTGGCTGCACCTCGTGCGACGATGAGATACTGCTTTGTCGTGAGTCTTTTCTTGATGGTCAGATTGACGTAACTTCCGCCATGCCCATCTTCTCTTGGGCGATAGACACTTCTGTCGACGAAATAGTACCAGCCGAAGATCTGTTCAGACCACAGTTTAAACGAAGGAAGAAGATGCAGATCGCTGCCATCTGTGAGAGTTAGTTCATTCTCACAATAGAGGAAGAAACCTTCTACGGCTTTGTCATCGTAGTACATGTTCGGGTTGGCGATGAGCGCATCGATACGATTCATCTCCATCGAGATCTCCCGATTAACGGGGATGTCGCCTCGAACTACTGCGTCACGAAACTGACCGTAGTAGGTTGGAGTCGCTGCGTTCGATAGACTCATCGCTTGCCCTTACTGAGCGTAGAGCTCGTACTCCAGATTCTTCGGGCCATAGACGATGACTCCGGAAGCCTTACCCTGGAACTCGGTCGGGATGTGGACGACTGCCTTTCCATTAGGAGCCGTCTGCTTCTCGACCACCACATCCGGGCCACCGTCGAGAACGATGACGAATCGGAAGGCGTCCTCCGCGATGAGCTGTCCCTTGTCGCAGGTCACCTGGAAAGTATTGCACTCACCCTCGGCGAAGCCGATGCCAGCACGTCCAGTGATTGGATTGCAAGTCTTCTCGAACTTGGGAGTGGCCACGTCATCCTCTGCGTTGGTCGGTGCGGGATCGATTCCAGGAAGATAGTCAACAGCTGAGGAAGTGTCGTAGTTGTCGTTGGACGCGTACTGCTTCATCAGAGCGCCTGGAGGAATCGTCGGATCGTTGTCGTACTTTGCGATCCACCAGTGAGGCTGCTTGACATCTGCGGCATTGAAAGCAGCCTGTCCAGAAGTCCAGTTCGATTCGTTCGTGTTGATCCACGGATCGATGCCGGCTGCACGACGCATGGAAACCCATCCGACCCACTGCGGCCAGGTTCCATTGTCAGGAGGTCCATCTCCGATGACACCCTTGTTGTCATTGGGATTCACCGTGATGCTGATGACGAGGTTGCCTGCGAACTTGGTTGCAATTGCATCAGCATCGGGCCAGTCGCCATCATCGTAACCGAGGTAACCGTCACCCCCGGATGGAAGCTTACTGACATCGATTGCGTCATAGAACGTTCGGGTCATACACCAGCCGCCTTCTTGATCGTAGTCTTGAGCGCCTTTCCTGCCGGGCTGTTGACGGTGTTGTAAACATCGGCCAGAGTCTTTCCGGCTGCAAGAACCTTCTTGACATGACCATGCCCCTTGTCGAAAGAGGAAGGTCGTTTTCCGGTCAGGTCCCTATGAGTTTGCTCCAACTGCATTCTCTTGTTTAGGGCTTCGAGATCCATGTTAGACAGAGCCTTGACTCCGCCGGCCTTGATTCTGGCACGATGTGCTTCAGCAGTCTCGTGGTCAGATGATGGTTCTGGCTTGGAGGAGGAGCTCGAAGAGGAGGAACCTTTGTGCTGTCCCCACTTCATTCCCTTGATGCCGTGATGGGAGAGAATGTCGTCGACCACGGAGTCAGCATGCTTAGCCGTAGACTTCTGAGACTGAAGTTCCTTGATCCTTGCAGTCTCTTTGTTCAGATTCGTCGCGTGGTAGTTTCTCTGAGCTACAGCTTGGCCGTGCATCTTGGCCAAAGCCATAGCCTTCGTCTGACCGGTAACAGCGTAAAAGACAGCGTCATTCTTATCAGCTAGCCTTCCGTAATTCTTACGGAACTGTGCCGAGTTGATGCCGTTCTTCTCGATGTCCGCGATGTGAGCTGTGTAATTCGCGACGTTCTTACCATGCACATCTGCACGGTACTTAGATGATGCGATCTTCTTGTCTAGCTTGTTGTCCTGCTTGGCAGCCTTCTTGTCTGAGCCGCTGCTTCTTTCTGCCTTCTCTTCGTGAACACCCCATCGCATACCTTTGATTCCATGGTGCGCTAGAATGTCTCCCACCACGAGTGAGCCGGCGGCTGAGGTGTTGGATCGGGGTCCGTCCACGATACTCCTTCCCGATTTGTGTTCAATCGCCATTCGAGCTCCAGTTTGACCTTCATCATTGAGTCGACACCCCAAGATGATGGAGGAGGATCGAAGAGTAGACGAACGCATGTGCCCATGTATGTTTTGACTGAGTTCATGGTGTCGTCAGTTCCGATGAATGCGTCCCAAGTCGCCGAGTTATCCTCGATCATGAAACCAACGGAAGGACCTAGGCCCAATTGCTGAAGAGTTGAGAAGACAGAGTTTACGTGAAGGATGAGTACATCATCGAACACTGTATTACTCAGATCTATGCTGCAAACCTTCTTGACACTATCGAGAATGCTGTCGGACATTCGAACACCTCCTTGGTTTCTTCGTCACCACAATTTCGTATCGCCCGGTCTACGCTCTACGAGTTTCTTCGGAAGAAGTTTAACATCGCCGTAGTGGATTGCGTTGTGTGTTCTATGTGTGACAGAGATAAGAAACTCAGGATTGAGTATTTGCTCATCCCCATCGATTAAATCTTCTACATTCATCGGAGTCATGTGATGAACATAAATTCGATCGTTGATATCGTAACCTTCGACACCAAGATCACAGCCATTATCTCTGGCAATAACATGGTGACGGATATTACGCCATTCAGTGGATCGATAAAAGTCTTGGTTTAGGTATCGATCGAACCCGAAGGTTATATCACCGACTTGACCATGCAGCGCGAGATATTTGAACCTGTCCTCGATGGTATTCAATCGACGTAGTTCGGAATACGTTCGAATCATCGATACTCTTCAGGTATTTCGTCCTCAGGTTCTGGATCTGGTTCATGACCCGCGTACGTACGCATGGCATTCAATGCCTTGGAGTAAAGTTCCTCAACTCGAGCCTGTGAGGCAAGTTGGTCGATCTTTGCTTGCGTCATGAGGTTCTCGTTGCGCAATCGCTCTTGCTCAAGTATCTCTCGACTCGATCCCAGCTTCAGGAAGTGAGTCGTCTCTTGCGAAGTAGCGTTGCCTTCCCGTATTCTCTTCTCAACCAAGTCGAAAGCAAGTGCGACAAGCTGAGATTCTCTTCCCTCAGGCGTTGTAGCTGGTCTACCGCGCCTGGAACCTGCGCCCCCAGACTTTATAGGCACAGTTACAACTCCTTTCAGTGAAGAACTTGTACACTTCCCCAGGGCTTTCCCGCGGTTCAAGATCACAAACCTCCGGGGAAAATTCCCTCCGGGGGTATTTTTGGTGGACAGGCGATGCATAGGGGGGTCAAGTTTTGCGACGTCCCCCCGCCCACCCTTGAACTTCGGAAGGACCCTATGAGATGGAACTCATTCTGTTATGTAAAAGAAAGTATAAGTTTCTGCGACTTGCAGACGATCAGAAGTCTGAACAATCAAACGAATCATCGAATGACTGCACAGACAACTGATCGTTCATGCTTGACAAGATAGACAACGAGTGAGGCACTGTGGTCTATTAAGTTGTAGGGGTTGTATAGATGACGGGCACCTTCATGTAGAAGTCACCGTTCTCACTGATGATGTCATCAATTGCTTGCTGCCGTGCGGTGTTCTGATCTGCTTCGGATAGATCATCTGACGTGATCACCACACGACCAAGGTATGACAATGACCAGTAACCTTGTGTCTCATCCCAAGTTCGCCACTGATCGAATTGAGTGACGGGACTGTATGGATTGTCTTTGGTGGTGAGCATGTATTCATCCATCATGCACCACCTCGACTGAGATCACGCTTGAGTGTGGACACTGACACACCTAGCTGATCAGCAACTTCAGCTTGTGTGTAACCGTTCTTCAACAGCAATAGTGCACGATCTCGCGATGCACTGGTCAACTTGTCTCTTGACTTTGGTGTTGCCAGTTGCTTTACTTTATCGAGATCGGTGTTGTTCAGAATCTGATGTAACTTGTTCGTACTGATAGCGCCGGCTTGAATGGCGGTCCATTCGTCGTCGGTGATCTCAATACGGGTCTTCTTTGCACCGGTGCGGATTCGAGCGGCGGCTAGTTCCTGAGCTTTTAACTTCCTGATTTCATCAGTGTCCATGTCAGGATTAGCGGCACGCTTCTTACTAACGTTTGAATTCGCTACAATCTGTGCTTGTCGTTCTTGTGGCGCGTTCCTTAACGAAAGATTTAATTTCGCTTCCAGCGTCTTAACTTGTTCTGCGTACTTCACCTTCGCTTCAGGTGAATATGGAGTCATCTTGATCTGCGATGCTTGCTTCCTTGCTTGGTTGGCAAGGTTCTTCAACTTGTTCGAGTGATCTGCGTAAATCTTCTCGATAGGCGTGCCAGACGATAGTGTGTGAGCATCGTCTGTTTCTGCTAGCTTTTTTGATTGTTCCTTCTTGTACTGGACTTTTCCATCTTTGTCCAACCAGTGTTCGCCGGTTTCGACATAGACTTTCTTTCCAGTCGCTTTGTCAATTGGTCCGCCTTCTGCTGCAGGGCGGGGTTTTCTGGCGTCGATATCCAATCTCGATGATGCTTTCGAAATAAGAGTTGACGCGCCGGCATTCTTTTTTCCTTGATACTTCTCTTTCAACTGAGAAATACCGTTATCAACAGCAGATTGTTTCCAATCAAGTCCATGCTTTTCAGCATCGATTACAACCATCGAATGGCGAACAGCACGAGCTTTCTCAGACGATGTCGCACCACGAATTGTCATATCCGTGATGAGATTTGAGATTACACCCATTTCCGTAGCTTTAGTAGAAGGCGACATTTTCGTCATTCCTTCATAACCAGGATATGCGTGCTGAGTGTCGAAACCTTTCAAGCCTTCAAGTGCTGGTTCAGTCTTAACGTTTCTGTTGCCATTTGGAATAACCAAGACGGTGTCTCCGTCAAAGTCAGCACCAGACAAACGTTCAGCGACTTTGCTGTGAATGCCGATAGCATCTTTCGCATTTCCAAGCAGTTTCTTCGCATCCGGTTGCCGATTGTTTACGGTGAGTTCCGGAATTTCGAACAAGCCTGCGTGAGGATAACGAACCAAAGCCACTCGTTCACCATCACGGAAGTTAGGTGCATAAACCTCATTCTCCTTCATCGTGTTGACTGGGAGTATGACGTGTGAACCTTGTCGAGGCAACGCTGCTGCTTTAAGATGTACAGCAGACGAATCCGCATCATCTGCATATCCTTCAAGCAGTTTCTGTCTTACAGCAGGATTGTCAACTTTGTTGATCTCATCAAGCTCAGACTTCTTACGCTCGAATGTCATGTTGAGCTGAGTCTTTGCCAAGGCAGGACTTTGTTTCGATAAGAATTGAGACGACAAACTCTTAGACCATGTTTCCCAACCACCTTCTTCACCCATACCTGGTTTGCCACCAACGATGTTCATCGCAGAAATGACTTTTCCGGTTTTAGGGTCAGTGATTTGACGAACAACGGCTCCGAAAGGATTATCCGGATCGTTCTTCACGGGCTTCAAGGCATCAAGTTTGTTTCCTGTTGAACTCTTGTTCGTATTGAACTGCAGATCGATTCCTGCTGGCAGATCATCTTTGTAGAGAGCCATGCCTTTAAGATAATGCGTTCCATCTACTGCAATGCGAACCTGTGCGTATCTTGCTGCGCCGATCGAAACATCATCGACACCAGGACGAATATAGATCACGCCGTCTGCATCAGATCCACCATCTTCGGCGTATCGAACGCCAACACGCTTAGAATCCACATTCAAAGGCTTCTGGATTCCAATATATGATCGACCGCCATCATTCGTGAA